ATGTGCCGTCTTTCAAAATGTGGTGTGTGCCCATGTGGGTCCTCCTTTATGCTGCTAGAGTGTAGGTGCCGTCGGGGTTGGCAATGACGGCGGTGGTGGCGGGAAGGGTGAAGGCGGGGCGGACGCCGTTCCCGTTTCCACAGTACTGTTCGGTGACATTCCCGGCGGTATCCAACACGTACACGTCTGTACTTGAATATTCTTTTGGGGTTCTGGTCCATTGATAAATATTAGATCCATTTAGTTTTGCGACAGCAAGCAGGCTACGCACCGTCTGGTCCAATGGAGTCCCATCTCCGCCGACGCCCTTCAGCTCACCTATGGACAGTATAAACGCATTTTTCGTTAATTCTCTCCTCGTTTGATATTCATCGATGTAGCAGTAAATTTTTGTTTGCCCTGCCGCGCCTTGAATGGCAGAGTCCAACAGCCCGAACCATGTATCCGCGAGGAAATCGGATACAGTGGATGTTGGGAATAGGTTGGAGGTGCTCCACTGGGAGAACGCAATTAGTTCGTAGCATTCCTTGCGCACAATCAGCGTGCGCCCTGCGCCGTTAAGTCCGCTCTCGTAGTCGTGCTTCGCAATATAAAACGGCACGGGGCTGCCGGATTCGTTGAGCATCAGGATCGCGCCCGGCGTGATGCTACTCAGCGTGGGACCTTTGGCAAACGGGATGGTGAACGCCGTTCCGCCGATGAGGGTCTTCCCGCCTTTGCAGCCGTAGCCTGTGCCGCCGATCAGCTCCCGCCCGCCCGTCACGGAATAGGCCGTGCCGGAGATCAATGTCTTGTGCGCCATGGGGCCTCCTCACTCATACTGCCAGTTGATGGCGTAGTTCTCAGTCGGCGTGGTCTCCGCGGAGACCAGCGTCTGCTTTGTGATGTTGCCGGTCTTCATATAGTCCGTGCCCGCCACGGCCACCGCCCACGCCGTCGGCTTCCCGCTGGCGTCCACCGCCTTGACCTTGATCAGGTCCCCGACGGAAGCGCCGGAGGCGAGAATCACATCTTGCTTGCCAGACAGGTCGACCAGACCTGCAGCCTGTGAAGCAATCTCCTGCTTATCGGCTTCCGTAAAATAGTCCGTTCCCTTGACCGGCGTCGCGCCCGTGGGCCCTTGCGGCCCGGTTGGGCCTTGTGGCCCAGTCTCGCCTTGCGGCCCGGTCGGACCCTGTGGGCCCGTCTCGCCCTGCGGACCCGCTGGCCCTTGTGGGCCAGTCTTGCCCGGCTCTCCCTTCTCGCCGGGAGCGCCCTTGTCGCCCTTCTCGCCGCGCGAAGGCTTTCCCGTGTCAGTCGTCCCGAGATACCAGTTTCCGTTCTCGCCGATCGTCGGCGTCACGCCGTCGGCGCCCTTTGCGCCGGTCTCTCCTGGGTTGCCCTTTTCGCCCGGATTGCCCTGCGGGCCTTTGATGTTGACGCTGTCCGGGTTTGTTTTCCCGCCGTCGTTCGTCCAGCTGAGCGTCCCGTCCGCAGAGACCGACGGCGTGAATGTCGTTCCGGCCGCGCCGGTGTCGCCCTTCTCCCCGCGCGACGGCTTCCCGGTGTCGGTCTCGCCCAGATACCAGTTTCCATTCGTGCCGATCGTCGGCGTCACGCCATTTGCGCCTGGCGCGCCGTTGTCTCCGGCCGGACCCGTTGGCCCCTGAGGCCCCGTCTCACCCTGCGGGCCCGTAGGTCCTTGCGGTCCAGTCTCGCCCGGTTCGCCCTTCGCGCCGGGGTCGCCTTTGTCGCCCTTATCGCCTTTCTCGCCGCGCGATGGCTTCCCGGTGTCGGTCTCGCCCAGATACCAGTTGCCATTTGTGCCGATCGTCGGCGTCACGCCGTCGGCGCCCGCCGGGCCGGTGTCGCCCGGTTCGCCCTTCGGCCCCTGTTCGCCCGGATCTCCCTTGTCGCCCTTTGCGCCCTGCAGCGGTCCGTTGTTGACCCACGCCTTCGTCACGCCGTCATAGATGTAAATGTCATACGGCGCAGCCGCGCCCACGCCGTAGGCGTCGCCGACCTCCGGATTCTTGACCGACGCCTGCAGCGCGGAGACCGAGCCGTAATAGCCCTTGACCGTAAAGCCCGTTCCCGTATCGCCCTTCGGGCCGGTCGGGCCTGCCGGGCCCTGTGGGCCGGTCTTCCCCTGCGGGCCGGTTTCTCCCTGCGGGCCAGTCGCGCCCGTGTCGCCCTTCTCGCCTTTCTCTCCCTTTTCGCCGGGTTCCCCCTTCGGGCCAGTGTCGCCGGTCGCGCCCTTCGGGCCCTCCGCGCCGGTCGCGCCGGTGTCGCCCTTCGGCCCCTGCTCGCCCTGCGGGCCTGTCTCTCCCTTTGGCCCCTGTGAGCCGGTTTCTCCCTTCGGGCCCTGCGCGCCGGTGTCACCCTTCGCGCCGGTGTCGCCCTTCTCGCCCTTGACGGTCTCGACGTTGAAGTCAAATGTCTTCCCGTCCGAAAGCGCGATCGTGTACGTCGCCGTCGTCCCGCTCTGCGATTTCTTCGTGATCGACGTGATGCTCGCGCCCGCCTCGCCGGTCTCGCCCTGTGCGCCGGCAGGTCCGGTCTGCCCCTGCGGCCCCGCCGGTCCCGTCTCGCCCTTCGGCCCCTGCGGGCCCATGACCGAGCCGAGGTCTATCACGCTGCCGTCCGTCAGCGTGAACACCAGCCTCCCCGCGTCCGTAACCTCCACGGCCTTTACCCCGCGGGAGATCAGCCCGCCGATCGTCACCGTGATCTGATTCGGAATTTCTACCCTCATACCTGCTCCTTACTCCACGAATGCCCGGTTCCCGCTCGCCAGCGTCGTCTTGTCGCCGTGCGTGTACCGGATATCGTAGGTGTACTTTCCCTTCGTGAATTTTGCCGTGACCGTCGCGTCGAAGTTCAGCGTGACCTGGTCATTCTCCACCTTCGCAAAGCTGAACGTGTGGACGGTCTGCCGCGTATCGTCCAGAAACACGACCGCCATACTGTCCGTCGTCCCGATCGTGACGGCCTCGCCGTCCTGGTCCTTCAGGTCGAACCGCAGCACGATCGAGAACGTGTCCCCTTCGTACCACCGCAGCACCCCTTTGTCGATCCTCGGGCTCGGATAAGCCCCCGGAATTGGCGTCGCCATACCGCATCCCTCCTTTTCATCCAGTGTAGCAGACCCCTGCGCCGGATTCACCCCACGCGCAGCGCAACTTCCGCTTGCCATTCCCTCCCGCCGGTGCTATACTGGTTCCATCAAATACAAGGAGGCTTCCCCATGCTCGACGAAAAAGATATTGAGAAAATCCAATCCATGATCGACCAGGCCAAAGACGACATGCTCAAGCAGTCCGCAGCCAACACCCGCGTCATCATCGAGAGCAGCGTCATGAAGAAGCTGGACCTCCTGATCGAAGGCCAGCAGTCTCTTCTCGAGACCCTTGCTCCGAAGAGCCGCGTCGAAGAACTCGAAGAAGAGGTCTCCTTCCTCAAATCTGTCGTCCACCTGCACAGCCAGCGCCTCGCGGAGCTGGAAAAAGCGCAGTAACTCCAAAACCGAAGGCCGGGGCATCTGCCCCGGCCTTCTTGTTTTACTTGCTGTCTTCCAGCCACTTGTCAATGTCCTTGGACTTCTTGCTCCTGTCAAATCCGATCGCCACATAGGCCGCCAGCAGCTTCTCCTTGAGCTTCTTCCGTTCCTCAGGCGAGGCCGCAATGTACTGCGGCTTGTACGCCTTCGTGATCTCACTGCCGATATCGCCCTTCTCGGCTCCGTGGTCGAAGTATTCCTTTGCCGCCGCTTTCAGATCCCCGCCATCTTCAATGGTTTGCAGGATCTTGCCGTACTTCGTATAGTCCTTCCCGCCGGTCCACTCCTTGTAGAGCCAGTACGCCTTGTTCTCATCCTCGGCGTAGTCGTTCGCAAGGATCTTCTGGATCGCCTTCTCCTGCGTCACGGTCCCGGCGGCGGCGGCGTCCTTGAGATCCTGCTTCTGCCTCGCTTCCTGCGCGTCCTGGATCTTCTCGTTCATGTAGTCGATCCGCTCCTGCGTGCTCTTCGGCTCCATCTCCGCCTTCTGCGTATCCCCGGCAAGGACCTGATAATAATACTCTGCCTTCGCCGCGTCGCTGATATCATAGGCCTTCAGCAGCATCATCTTGTCATAGTTCTTCTCCAGCTTCCGCGCCGCCTGGATGAACGCATAGGTCTCCCGCTGGTCCTCGCCTCCCTCGGTCATGCCCTGATAGGCGGCAGTCTCCTTCGCGGACAGCGACTTGAACCCGCTCTCCACCCAGCTCTGCGCCTCTTCCGTCGCCGTCTTGCCGAACAGCAGCGCCTGTGCCCAGCTTTTCGCCCGGTCGGCTGCGTTGCCATTGTACACGGGATACTGCAGAATGTCGCGGCCCTCGTTGTCCACTGTGTAGCTGCCGCCGCGAGCCGCCGCCGTCGCGCCCTGATACGCCTTTCGGATCTGCCCGCCGCCGAACGGCGTCGCCAGATACAGGCCCGGCTTCAGAAGCTCGTTTCCGATGGTCTGTGCCTTCTTCGCAGGCGCCATGTCCTCGTTCTTTGCCAGCAGCGCCTTCTCGATGTTTCCGAGGTTCGGGATGGCCGACGCCACGGCGATCCTGCCGCTGTCAATGTCCAGCCCCAGCGCCTCATCCACGCCGAGGATCGTCAACGCCTGCGTGCCCGGGAACTCAGAAATGATGTTCCCCTCAAGGTTCTTGATCGCCTGATACGTGCCAGGCTTCTCCTTCGTGAAGTCCCATTTCCCGGATACCGCCGCCTGCACCGTGTTCGGCAGCTGATACCCCGTGAAATCCCCGACCGTATCATTGATGATATCCAGCGGATCCAGCGCCGCGCGCCTGCCCACAATGCTCTCGTAGAACTCATTGTAGATCCACGCGCCGATGAGGAATTTGAACATGGCCTTGGCCAGTGCCGCCACGCCCTTCTTCCGTTCCTCCTGCGCCATATCCTTGAAGATCCAGCTCAGTTCGTTGTTGACCTCCAGCTGGAACTGCGTGAACAGCTTCACCAGCGGGTTCCGCGCGGAATACAGCGTCGGCGTCGAGCCTTTGCTGCGGTCTGCCATCACGCCGGAGGCAAACTGGTCCGCCTCCTGCATCGCGCTCATCTCGCTCATGCCCCGCCGCAGATTCTGGTAATACCGCGCACGGACGACGCTCCCCGTCGTAAACGTGTCGATGGATTCCATCAGCCATCCTGCACCGGTGGAGACTTTATCCATCGTGCTCATGGCCAGCCGCCCGTAGCCGCTGCGGTTGTTGATGAACGTCGACGCAGAATCCAGCCCGTCCGCCGTCTTGTAGTTTTTCAGCGTATCCCACATGCCGCGCAGCACGTCCGCCGTCGACACCTGGCTCCATGCCTGCGTGATCGGAATGAAGTTTGTGAGCGCCGATCCTACGTTTGCCGCGACCATGTTCGCGCCCACGCGGGACTCAAACTTCTTCATGACGTTGTAAAACTTTCGCCCCATGAGCTTTTCCATGCCCCGGTCTAGCCGCGACTTCTTTCCCGCCAGCAGGTTCGTGTATTCGTCCAGCTCATCCACAAAGTTCGAAAGCCCATACCGTCCCTCCTTCGTCAGGTTCGTCACCTGCTCGTTGGCCTCGTCCGGGTTGAGGAACGGGTTCATCATGATCGCGTCGATCCGCTGTTTCAGGCCCTCGTCCGATGCCCGATACCGGATCTGCGTCGCCAGCGCCCGCAGCCGCTGAATGTCCGCCGTGTGGAAGATCACATCCGTCGCGACCTCGATGTACCGGTCAAAGCCCTGCAGCGCGTCATACGCCGTCGCGTATCCAAGTCGGTTCTGGATGTTCGCCATGTACCGGATACCTGGTTTGAAGTTTGCCGTGAGGCCGTTGATCGTCGCCGGCAGCGGCGACACATCGCCCTCGATCCCGGCCGCCCTTGCGAACTTCTGCAGGATGCTGCCGCCTTCCTCGTTCTCCTGGAAGTGTGGGAAATATCCCTGCAGATAATTGACCGGCTCATAGCCGTTCTCAATGCGCACCCTGTTCATATCCTGGAACAGTTTGTCGTAGACCTCATGGAAAACCTTCACGGCTGCCCGCACCTTGCCGAGATCCAGATTTGGGTTCTGCTTCTCGAATTCCTGAATGGCCGCGTTCCACTCGTCAAACGTCATCCCCCCGCGCCTTTCGACACGCGGATGCTGCTTGAGATAGTCCCGGTTGAATTCCGCCTCGCCCAGCCACTGCACCGCATAGCTCTCGGATACCAGATTTCCCTTCCGTACCTGCCGGTCGAGCCCCAGCGCCCGGATCCTGTTCTGCTGCTCGACCAGGTAATTCTTGCGTTTGCTCTCGTTCTCATGCACGGGCCAGAAATACTTGTTGATAAACGCATTGGCCTTTTCGTCAGAGACCTTGCCCTTCCGCGCGATATCCCGGATGTTCCGCTCCATCGTCTCGCGCTGGTACCGGATCCCCATGTTCTTGTCGACCCACTTGACGGCCTCGGCTTCCGTCAGCGCCTGCTCGGCAAAGTCCCGCAGCCCCTGCTTGCGCTGCGCGTTCCATGCCTTGAGCTTCAGCGCCAGCATATCATAGTCAGCCTTTGCCTCATAGACCTTCAGGATCTGCTGCCCGTTTTCCAGCCCTGCCACATAATCCGGGCTTGTCTCCCCGCGCAGCAGCCGGTTCACAATCTTCTGGTCGGCTTCCGTCAGCAGCGTCTTGCTCTGCGCTTTCTCGACCACTCGCCTTGCGTCCTTCAGCTGCGCCCACATCTGCTTCGTTTCTTCCGCTGTTTGCGGAATAGCAAGCTTTTCTTTGGCCTTGTTCTGCGCGTCCAGATACCGCTGCGCCACCCGCAACCCGCTCGTCAGCCGGTCAATGGATTCCGTGAAATTCGCCTGCTGCCACTTCTTAAAGCTAGCCGCCTGCGGCCCGTAGTATTCATCCAGCGTCTTCTGCACCTTCTGAATGCCGCGCGCCACATCGTAGATCTGCATCAGCTGATCGCTCGGCGCGGTAATGTCTGCCGGGAACAGCTCCGGCGCCATCTCCTGCAGCTGCTGATACGCCACATCCACCGGCAAGCCGTCCTTGCTGATCGTCAGCGTTCCCATGGCCGCCTTCCGGAACAGGTTGTAGTCCGCAATGTCCTGCCGGTCCTTCTCGGAGATGGAAAGCTTCTGATCCCGGATGAACTTCTTGAGATCTCCGTACTGCTCAATATACTGCGTGTCTTCTTCGATGCCCGCATGATAGGCCGTTTCAAAGAGATCATTCAGCTTCTCCCGGTCAAGCTGCCCGTCCGTAAAGAACGACCGCAGCGCCTCCTCGGCCATCGGCCGCAAAACCTCCCGCTTCGCCTGCCCCGGCACGCTCAGATTCTCCGCCAGCTCGTTCACCAGTCCGGACTCCAGCCGCCGCACATACTGCGCCGCCTTCTCCCCCATCAGATCCCGATACCGCCCGTCCTGTGCGGACATTTTCCCCTTGACAGTTTCTCCCGTTTTGGATATACTGTTTTTAGAAGAACCTGCGTCGGCGGCGTTTTTGCCGTCAACCCCGGCAGTGAAAGTCCGGGGGGCGTCGGTTCTTCCGTCCTCGGTTTGAGTACCACCCGCTCCAGTCTTCTGGTAACGGAAGTGCTGGCTTTCGCCAGTAGCGGTATGCTCGCCGGGGATTTTTGTTTTATCGACTTGATGTACTTTATTTACTTCGTACAGAATTTTACGGTCTCTTCCATCAGCAATATTCAAAGTTGCTTCATAGATGTCCCCGTTCTTGTTCTGTAAGTAGGCCGTTCGAATGATCCAGCCGTTTTCGTCCATCCACTGGTGGCTATGCGTGTCCGTCGTCTCTTGCTGTTTGGACGTTGCAAGCACCTCCGAGAGCTTCACAATGGCTTGTGCGCGTACATTGTCCCCTCTGTACCCAGCCAGTTTATCCAGCACTTTATGTGAGCGGTTCGCCCCATCTTTGCGCACTCGGTCATTTTCCCTTGCAAGATATACCGTTTCCGCGTCTCCGTTCTCGTCGTACATTGTGAGTTCCGCCCCGGCCATGTTCTCATAAACATATTTCCCGAGCACGCTGCCCCAATCCCGCGTTTTTACCCCATCGAAAATATTTGTATCCAAAAGAACGCCTTGACCATAGTCCTGCTTTTGCCCCTCAACTCGAATAATGCTGAATTTATCCCCCGCCGGAGGCGCTCTCGCGCTGCCGGATTTTTTCTGCCACTGGCCGACCTCCATCTTCACGTCCGCGCGCAGCTTGTTCGTGCCGTAGTCCGTGCGGTTCATGCCGGCGTAGGTATCCGCGACGATCTCCTCGACGTAGGCGTCCGTGTCGTCACCGTAGATCCCGGCGTATGCGTCCACATAGCTCTCGATCATCTCCTTTGTGATCTTGCCCTCGCCCAGCAGCCGCTTCTGGATCTTCGCCGCCATCTCCGGCCAGCGCTTGACAAGCAGGTGATATCCCTCGTGCTTCGCCAGCTCGAACGCAGAATACTCCTCGCTGTCCGCCCGGATGAGCACGGAGCCGTCCTCCGTCACGGCAGCGTCCGCATAAAACGTCTGCCCGTCGATCTTCTGCGTCAGCTGCCCGGTGAAGAACCGCGCGTTCTGCACGCCCATCGACCGGAAGAACTTTTCCGCCGCCTGGATATCCTCGCTTCTGACCTCTTGTCCCTTCGGCATGACGCGCACTTTTTGCGTGTTGTCCTTTCCAAAGCCTAGCGTCGAAAGTTCTACTTCATCCCAAGCTTTTGCGAGATCTCTTGCACCCTCCGCTCTCTTTCTTCCGGCGTCAGCTCTTTGCTGCTGCGCTGTGCTTTGGCGAACGCCTCCAGCCTGTCCTTCGGCACGCTGACCAGCCTGCCCGACTTGTCCTTCATCAGTAGTCTCGATACTGCCATTGTTTACCCCTTTCTGCCCTGCGGCAATTCCCGCTCGATAGGCGGCTGCCGCCACTTCCTGATTCATACCCTCTGCGTAGCGCATGGCCCGCTGCTCGCTCGCGCCGAGCCTGCCCTGCTCATAGACCTGTCCGAAGCTCTGCGCATACTGCTCCGCCGGCATGCCCGTCGTGTTCCCGTTCAAGAAATACGCCGCCGTCTGCTCGTCATAGCCCGCTCTCCGGGCCTGCTCCTGCAAATACTGTTCTTCCTGCTGCGCGGCTGCTTCGTCCAGCTCCTGCTCCGCGCCCGCCGTCTGCTGCCGGGCGTACTGCTCCATGTCCAGCTCGCCCATATTCTCTGTCCCCGGAATGGGCGCAAGCAGGCTGTCCTGATCGTACTGCTGCTGTGCCGCCCGCTGCGCCTGCTGGACGGCCTGAACGCTCTGCTGTGCCCGATTCTGTTCCTGCTCCTGCTGGTACTGCTGCGCAAGCCTCTGGTTCTCCTGCGCCATCTCCGTGGCGCTCTTGAAGATCTGGAAGTTCCGTTCATCCGCCTCGGCCTTCGCTTGTGCCTGCTGCTCTTGGGCTTGCAGCTGTTCCAGCCGCGTCAGCGTCTCCGGCACGCGCGGCTCCTGCCCTTCGTCCACGGCCGCCTGCTGCTCCTTCGCGACCTCGCGCAGCGTGTTCTCCACGGCCTTCTGCGTCACCTCGCCGCCATCGTCCACTGTCTGCTGCAGTTCCTCGGCCAGCTGGTGCGCCTTCGTGCCCTCTTCCTGCGCCATGCCATAGTCGATGACGTCTTGCACTTCGCCCGCCTCGATGACCGCTCTGGCCGTCTGCGTGACGTTTGCCTCCAAAATCACGCGGTTCACGCCCGCATACGTCCCGGACATGGCAAGGCCGGACAGGCCGCCCGCGAGGAACGAAAGGCTGTCTTCTTTTGCGAAGTCTCCGACCATCGCCGCCAGCGCCTGTGCCGGCGTCCTGCCCTCTGCGATATAATTTGCGTAGGCCTTCATGACCTCACCCCGGTCATGCTTCGCCACCACGTCATACGCACGGTTTAGCCAGTTGGACGCGATCTCTTCCGCGCCTTCCGACGCGAACGACCGCAGTGCCTTCCTCCACACGGCCTTCCCGCTCAACATGTTCTCGATGATATCGCCCACAGAATACTTTTCCGTGAAGCCCTCGATCGCGCCCTCGACGATACCGTCGACCAGCGCGTCCGCGTTTGACTTGCCGTTCTGGATCCCCTCATACACGGAGTCCGCCGCGACCTGCGAGCCCATCACCCAGTTCATGGTCTCCGCAACCGCGTCCTTCGCCCCCGCACCGGCCACGCCGCCAAAGGTTCCCACGAGCCCCGTCGAGACCGCCATGTTGACCGCGCTGTCCAGCGCCGACGTGCCCGCCTGATACAGAAACTGCCCCGTCGGGTTCATCCCCTGCATCACGCTCCCCCGGATCCCGGAGGAAAGCCGCGTCGCGTTGTACGCCGGGCTGTAGATGTTCGTCGGCATATCCTCGTTCTGATAGCCGCCCGCCCACTTCGGCAATACGCCACGCAGCGATTCCAGATTGCCCAGTGCCTTCCCCGGCGCCAGCGCCGCAGAGAACAGCGTCGCCGCAGCTTTCCCCGCGAAGGATCCGCTTCCCATCTCTTGCGCCGCCTGATCGAGTTTCTGTGCGTTGTCGTAATCGTCCAGCACCTTCTGCCATTCCGCCAGCCGCTTGAGCGTGTCGTCGCTGTAGCCTTTTTCGTTGAGCGCCGTCTTCGCGTCGTACTTCGCATACGCCCGCACCTGATATCCGTTCAGTTCCTGCCCGCGGTACTGCCGGAGCAGATTCTGGTCTTCCTTACTCAGGTTCCCGATCGCCTCCTGTGCCCGGGCCAGCACGCTCTGGCTGTCGACCTGCGCCTTGCGCTCCTTCAGCGCGTCGATCTCGTTCTGCAGCTGCGTCACGCTCTTCCCATTTTCCGAAAGCCCGGTCCCGGAGAAATGCGTGTCCGCCTGTTCGATCTCCAGCGCCTCGATCTGCTTGTCCAGCTCCTGCGACGTCCGCCGCATCCCGCGCACCTGATCCCGCTGCACGGTCTGCGCCGCTTTTGCACGCCGGTTCTGCGCATCCACGTCCCCCCGCACCTGCTGCGTGGCCGGCGCAAACCGGCCGGCTAGCAGTGCGCTCTGTCCCTGCAGCGCCAGCGTCCCAAGCTTCATCCCCTGCGCCGCCTCCACGCCGCGCAGATAATTCTGGTACGTCCCGTACTGCGTCTGCATCGCGGAAGACCGTCCGTATTCCTGCTCTGATACCTTCCCGTCGGTCTCCGCCCCCGCATTCTCCGTCTTCTTCTGTCCGCTCGCCCGGCCCTTCAGCGCGGCCCCCGGCTCGATCTGCGCAAGCTCCGCCTCCCGCACGGCGTTCTGGTATGCCATAAACGCTGCATACTGCTTATGCAGCGGATCGTCTACGGTCGTCTGCGTGCTCTGCGCGTTCTTCCCGTAGTCCGGGTTCGGCAAGCCGTACTTGCTCGCGATCTGGATCTGCTTCTGGTTCAGCGTGATTCTTCCGCCGCGATAGGCGGAGGGAGCCTGCTGCGTGCTGGCTCCCTGTCCGCTGCGGATGCTCTCTGCAATCCGCTTTTGTTCCTCTGTCAGTGTGATTCGTCCCATGCTTCCCTCCGTTACCGCTGCCGTAGATACGTCGCGCCGTAGTATTCCAGATACGCCTTGAACGTATTGGACTCCAGCGCATTGTAGCCCTTGCTGTTGAGGTAGTTGTCCAGCGTCCGGCTGTCCAGATATACATTCGGGTTCTTTGCCCGGTACGCCTGCGCCGCTTTTGCAAGCGTGTTGTTCTTCTTGTCGCTCAGCTTTGAAGATGAACTGCTTCTCCCACCGCCGCCTCCGCCGCCGGATTTCTTCGCTGCCGCCTGCTCCGCCGCCAACGCCTGCAGGTAGGCTGCGTTCTCGTTGTTTGCCTTCTGCGCCCAGTAGTCGAGCATCGTCGCCCACTGGCTCTGGTCCAGCGACCGTTCCGAGTTGTACGCGCTCCGCGCATCCGATAGATCCGAATAATAATCGCTGACCGTATCCCGGTACCGGCCGTAGTCCGTATCTTCCCGGCCCTTCACGAGGCTGTACTGGTTATAAAGGTCCGTCCCCTCATCCTGATACCGCTGATATGCCTGCTGCTGCAGCTGCGGCACGATGTCGTTGAGGTTCTGCAGATACGCATTGTACGCCTGCTGGCCCACCTGCTCACCGTAGGTTGAGCCATAGCCGCCCGTGAGTGCCGCCGCCTGCCCCATCGTGTCCTGCATGGCCAGCCGCCCGAGACGCTGATACTGCTCACGGTACTGCTGGTACAGAGGATCCGTCCCCATATCATAGCTGAATTTCTTCCGGTTCCGGATCTGGTCATACAGGCTCGTCAGCTCATCGTCCCAGCGCGATTGATACGCGCCCGGCTTGCTGGCCTTGACCTGCTCCAGATACGCCTGCGCTGCCTGCACGCTGCCCGACGGCGTGTACCCGCTCTCCAGCCCGTTCAGCTTGCTTCTCGTGTAGTCCGACACGCCGGACATGGTGTAGGGGCTGTTCCTGGTCTGATAGCTGCCGCCGTAGTTCCTCGTCGTCTGGTTCTTGTTCACCAGCTGCGACTGGTAGCTGCCGTCCGCGTTCACGCCCGTGATGCGGTACGTGCCGCCGCCGGTCACGACCTCGTCGCCGGCCGAAAGCCCCGCCGGGGCCCTGCCGCCCGACTCTACTCGATATACGCTCATAGTCTCACTGCCTTAAAGCTTGAAATGTGTCGCGTACTGCTTCGGCATGTACGCCTGGTTGTAGGCGTTGAAATACCCCTGATAGTAGCTGTTGTACTTCGCCGCCTCGTTCGCATACTTCGTCGTCTCCCCGTTGGCATCGCAGATCTTCATCCCCAGATACCAGCGGTAGATCTCATCATACGGCCACGGGATCAGAAGCTGGGTCTCTAAGTCCACGTCCTCCCCGTAGCCCGTAAACGGCTCCGGTTCCTTCTCGTGCTCGTGCGTGCAGATGATATCCCGATACACGATCCCGTCCAGCTCCGACAGCCACCGGACCTTATCCGGCGTCTCGTACTGGTTCGACAGTAACCGGTCGACCGTCTCGATTGCTTCTCTGATTTTCATAGTCCCCTCCTTACCAAAAGAAGGGGCATTTCTGCCCCTTCTTCTGCTTCCTGCCGTCATGGGCATTCACTTGTCAGTTGTCCGCCTGCGCGCGGCGGAAGGCTTCTTCCTCTGCCATTCGCGCGTTCATCAGGACTTCATACACCGGCAGCGGGACCTGCACGTCCTTGCCCTTCGGCACCATGAACGTCCGGCCGTTCACCGCCACGAAGCGGCTCTGCTCCTCGTTCTCCTGCCCGCGGGGCAGGTAGATCGTCTTCATGACGTTCCACACGTCTTCCGGGTTTGCCTGTACAGCCGCCGCGGCGGTCTCTTTCGTTGCCATGCTATGTGCTCCTTTCTCAGTTCGCCTCGTCCGTACCGGAGTATGCGCTGCAGCTCTCCACGCGGACCATGCGGTCCTCATACAGCAGCTTCGCCGCCATCTCGGCCTTGTAGCCGACGGTCGAGAACTGGTTCAGCGGGCCGCCGATCTCGTCTTTGCCCTTGACGATCATCTCAAGATTGCCGCCCTCCGGGTCGATCATCTTGTATGCGTCCTTGCCGAGGAACAGCGTCGCGTACACGCTGTAGTAGACCGCCGGGTTTCCGTCAGCCGCTGCAGTCTTGACCGGGCAGGTCGAGTTGTTGAAGATCTTTGCTTCCGTCGTCTCGACAAACCGGACGCCGTGCAGCTCGCCGATCTCACCCGAGAACAGCGGCGTGACGTCTGCATACTTGTGCGCCTCGACCCATGCGTCCGAGGACCGCAGGTCGTATGCGACCGACGGGTGGATGATGGCGACGTACTTGCCGTCGATCTTCGGAGCCTTCATTTTCTTCAGCGTCGTCACGGCCTTGTTGACCTCGTCCGGCGTCAGCTTCGCCGTCAGGTCGAGGCCTGCGCGGCTGGTGACTGCCGTATGCGCGCCGCCCGCTGCGACCTTGTCGCAGTACTGCACGTTCGAGCCTGCCACGACCGCGTCGCGCACGCGCTTGTCGATGGACGTACCGGCGGAAGCGCCGAGCTCTTCGGTCGCACCCAGGATGACGTTGTCCAGCGCATGCAGCTCGAGCTGGTCGGAGACCGTCACATACAGGCCGATCTGTTTGATCGCGCCGGTCGTGCTGGTCTGGCCCATCTTCTGGCCGGTCGGGATGACGCCTTCGGTCAGCTCCTCCGCGTCCTTCAGCGTGTTCCACTTGCGCCACTCGACGGTCTTGCCGTGGTTGCGCGGCAGTGCCTGACGGCCTGCCAGCTGCGCATGCACGAGGTTCGGCCGTGCGTTCTCGAGCAGCTGCGTGTCGTAGAACGTCTTCATGGTCGGCGCGAGCGTGTCGTTGCCGCTGAATGCGGTCGTCTGGCCGGTGCCTGCGTTTACGTAGTTGCCGGTCGCGTTGACGAGCGTACCGGCGTCAGCAAAAAACTGAAATCCGACTTTGGATTTAAACATAGCTTCTTATCTCCTTTCTCAGGGGATCACTCGTTCCCCTCTTGCCGCGCGGCGGCGCATGTCCTCCACCTCCGCGCGTGACCAGTGTGTTTTCATCGGGACGTTCTCTCCGCCCGCAGCGCCGGAGCCGATCTCCTGCGGCCTTGCGCCCTGTGCCTGGATGGTCCGCATGACGTTCTCCCGCGCCTGGTTCGCCACCAGCTGCGCCTGTGCCTGTGCGATCTCCTGCTGGTGGATGACCTCATAGGCCGTCTTCGGCGGCACGCCCGCGCCCATGAGCCGCGCAAAATCCGGGTTCTGCATCTCGGTCTCAAAGTCCGCGCCGTACCGCGCCGTCACATCCCGGGCAAAGTCTGCCTGGATCCCGGCAAAGGCTTCTCGCATCTGGTACTCCTGCAGCTGCCGCCGCATGGCCGTATTCTCGGCCCTGCCGGCGTACTCCTTTTTGAGGGCGTCCGCCGACATGCCCTTTTCCATGGCCTCCGCGCTATAAAGCCGCTCGTCAGCGGAAAAGCGCTGTGCCAGTGCCGCGAAGTCCGTCTTCCGCGGGTCCGACGTGTCGATCCCATAGAGCGCTCCCAGCTGGTCGATGATCGGCGCCATCGCCTCGGCCTGCCCCTTGTACTGGTTCAGCCCGCGCACGCGCTGCTTTACGACCTTCTGCACCGCAGAATCAAAGTCCTGCTTGTAGCGGCCCCGGATCAGACTGTCAAACGTTTCTTCCTGTGTACCCTGTCCCTGAGCGTCGGGGACGTTGACCGGCTGCTGCTGCACCTGCGCCTGTGCGGCTGCCTCCTGCCCGCTCTGCTGACCGGCGACGTCAGCTGCGCCCATGGTCTGAGCGCTTGCGCCCGTGAATTCGCCTTCCATGCTGTAAATTCCTTTCTGGCGTTTATTCTAAAATCATCGTAGCACAAACTTTTCCCAACTTCACCCCACGCCAGCCAGAAATAATCCCGCCAGAACGGGCCGCCGCAATCGTCGGTTCTTATCCCGGCTGCGTGCTTTCTTCCGACTTTTTGCGCGCATTCTCCACGATCTTCGGCTCCTGCGTCTCGCCAGTGTTGATCTCCGGCTTTTCCGCTGCCGCGGCGCTCGCCTGCGGGACTGCCTGTCCGCCCTCCTGCAGGATCTGCTGCGCCAGCCCCTCACCCATGACCGGATCGTACCGGTCCGCCAGTGCGAGCGCCAGCTGCTGCCACTCGACCAGCTGCTGCTGCAGGTCCGCGTTCTCCTGGACCTTCTGGATGATTGAGTCCTTCCCGTCAAAGTCCATCATGTCGAGCGTTGCAAGCGTCTGGTCCACCATCTGTGGGTTGAAGAACCCCAGCTGGAAGAACTGCAGCGCCAGCTCGTTCTGCGCCATGGACGCGTACTCGCTTGCCTTCTGCGCCGAGACCTCAATGTCGAAGACCGGTTTCCGCAGTCCGTCCGGCTGTCCGTTCGCGCCGTAGAGCGTCTGTGGCTGCAGCCCCTGATTGCTGTACTGTACGAACTGCTCTGCCCCGCGCTGCCCGATGATCCGGAACTGCCGCGGCAGATCATAGAACTGCCGGATGCGCTCAATGACCATCCGGATCATCCGTGCGTAGGCCCGGTAAGCCGACTTTGTGGAGTCCTTGCTGCTCCGGCCGGACGCTTCCTGCAGCGCTGCAATGGCCGAGGCCGCCGTCACGCCGGAGCTCGTCGCGCCGTTGTTGACGTCCGTGTTTCCCGTTGTCCACTTGAGCTCTTCAATTTTGTTCTGCAAGATCGCAATGTAATTGCTGTTGAGCATGTTGACCTGGATCGGCTGCAGACTGTCCTGCCCCAGATTCCCATCCACATGCACGAACGGCTTCGTCCAGTCCGCGAATTCCTGCTCGTTGACCGACCCGTCCGACCGCTTGAACCACCGAGGCGTCGTCGTCATGATCGCGTTCTTTACGATCGCCTGGTTCATCCGGTCGATCTGCTCCTGCGTCGACTTGCCGATGTCGATATACCCATACCCGGCAATGCTTCCCTCCACCGGGAACAGCGCGTCGACCACAAACGGGTATTCCCCGTCGTCATACAGGCCCGTCTCCGCCATGGGCTTTCCGACCGGCTGCTGCACGATGCTGCCGTCCGGCATGGTCATCGTGTCATACCGCTGCTCTGTGTCGTTCTCCGTCGCCTGCAGGATGGTGTCGCCCACCAGCTTCGCGAAGTGCAGCACCTGCCTTCCGTTCTGATATTTCTTGTAATACCAGTCTACCACCATCGACTTGTTGTCGAAGTTGATGACGTCGTCCGTGTTGTACTTCTGCTGCACCTGCTGCTTGGAGTTGAGTTTTCCCTGCAGCTCCGGGTACTTCTCGACCAGCAGATCGTTGTCCACCATCTCCGTCAGGAAGATGTTCTTCGACTTCTGCAGATCCCGGACGCCCGGCTCCCAGAAGAAAGACAGAATATCCACCGGCTGCACCGAGATATCCCCGAGGCCGTTCAGCTTCGAAGAATCCCACTTCACGTGCCAGATGAGCGTGCCCTGCTTGAGCTTCGTCCACTGGCTGTCCGAATAGACCTCTTCGAAGTCGTTCTGTTCCAGAATTACCGGCAGCACTGAGGAAAGCTTCGCTGCCTCCTCCCGGTCGTCCGGTTCCCGCGGGCGGATGGCCGGGGCCGGATAGGCCGCGATCGCGTCCGCGTGCTTGCCCATGATGACGTTGAAGAGCCACGCCGACGTCCACTTGTCATCCTCCGGGTTTCCCTTCTGGATCCGCTGCCAGCTGCGCATGCGCCACCAGTCCTCCGACGCAATGACCCGCGCCTCCAGCGCGCTCTTGCCCTGCCGGTATTTCTGCAGCGTGTCCATGGCCTTTCTGGCCTGCTCTTCGCCGATGGCCTTTCGCACCGTCGGCCCGCTCGCCGTGTCATTCTGCATGCTCGTCTGCATCTGCTCTGTCTGCATTGTCCGCTTCCTCCTTCCGCAGGTCTTCCGCCGTGAGTCTTGCCACCTCGTTCTGGATCCCGTCCAGCACAAAGCCCACGATGACCGGCGGCAGCCCCGCCTCGTTGATGGCCTCGATCAGCCGCCCCCGCAGCTGCACCACTGCTTTTGTGATATTCATAGCTCCTCCTATTCGTTATAACTGCTGATTGCCCGGTTGAGCGCTTCCTTGAGCGCAGAATAGCTGTTTGCAAAGTACGTCGCTTCCAGCTTCGTCCCTTCCGATACCGTGCTGACGCTTCCCGCGCCTGCCAGATTCCCGATGGCGTTTGCCGCCTCGTTGTAGATGGCCGCCGTGATCGTCTGCCCGGCATAGGCCGTGGTAAAGGAAATGCTGCTGTAGCCTTTTGCAGCCCGGACCTCGTTGATCTTCGCCGTCAGCCGGTTCCAGCTTGCCGCCGTCAGGTATGTCACGGCCTTCCCCGCCGCGATATACGACGCATCGTCGCTCGTCCACGCGAAGGCCGCGATCTGTGCCTTCGTCTCGCCGGATACGGTGTTGGACGTCTTCGAGTCCGTCCCGGCCTTGTTGACGATCCAGAAATAATACGTCGTGCCAGGGTCCAGCCCCGAGACCGTCACCGGCGAGCTGCCGATCGACTGCGAGCCGATGGCCGTATAGCTCGTCTTTCCCCAGTAGAGCGTCCAGCTTCCGTACCCGCCGCCGTTTTTGTCCCACGTGACCGTCGCCGTGTTCTTCGTCAGCGTGACCCCGCTGATGTATGGTGCGACTGCCGTGATCTTCGTCTTGTAGTACACGCGCACGGCCTGCCCGCTCGTAATGGGGATCGTCTCCGTCGCCGCGTGATTTGTCGCATACCCTTCCGACGCGAGCCTGAAATACTGGAATTCATACTCCTGCGAATACGTCTGGTACTGCGTGCCGGACATGGACAGGAAGAACGAATTGCCGATCGTGCCGGAGACGGACCCGTCTGACAGCGTGTGCTGTCCGTCCAGGTAGTTGTAGATCGGAATCGTCGTGGTCTTGCTCTGGTAGTAGACCTTGACGGTCTGCCCTTCCTGGATCGGGATCGGGTAGCTCGCTCCATGCTCCGTGTTGTAGTTCTGCGATGAGAGCCGGAAGTACAGGAAATGATACTGCTGCGAGTACGTCTGATACTGTGTGCCCGCGGCCGAAATGTAAAACGTATCTCCGATATCGCCTTTGAAGGACCCGCTCGCCAGCTGCGTCAGGTTATCCAGGAAGTTTAGAATGCTGACCGTCGCCTGCGAGGTCGACTGTGCCAGCGTCCGCACGCTGATGGAGTTTGTCTCGGCGACAAGCGTCCCCGTGCTGCTGTTGTAGATCCGCACGCGGCAGATATACAGCGTGTCCGGCGTCAGACCGGTAATGACCCGGTGTGCCGTCGTCGTGCCCGCGGTCGTGTCCGTCACCGTCGCCATGACCTGTCCCGCAAGGATATATTCATATTTCCGTTTGTACTTCGTCGTTGACGACATACCGGATACCGTCAGCGTGATACTTGTCGGCGTTCCCGACGCGCCGGATAGCGTTGCCACTCAGACCACCTGCCTATCCGAAGACCGGCGTAATGCCGCTTACGCCGCCGGAAGCGATAAACCGGATGCTCCCGTCCGATTTTATCTGCATACTGGCTGTCCCAGCCGCGTTCTGCAGATACACATCACCGCTCGTCGACCGCACACGCACCGCCGGTCCCGACAGGTCGACCGCATAGGCTGCCGAGCTGGAGGACGTAAACTGCAGACTGCCCTCCGCGCCGCTGATCTTGCCGTTCGAGAAGTTCGTACCCGCGATCTCAAGACCGTTGCTGATGATGTTGATCTCATCCATGATCTGCTTGAGCTTCGTCTGTATGCTCGTACCGTCGAGCTTCAGATCCGTCGCGTTGATCGTTCCGCCGATCTCAGCCCCCGTGCACGTCAGCTTGCCGTTCGCGTCGACCTTGAATTTGTCCTTGATGGAAAGCCCGCTCGTGCCGAAGTACATGCTTGCGCTGCCCCCAAATTCATTGGCCGTGCGGTAAATGCTGCTTTCCGAGATCGTCCATGGCCCGAACGTCGAGTCGGCTGCCGCCGTGATCGTCCCGGACAGCACCGCATTGTACGCTTCCAGCGTCCCGGACGGGAAGTGGAGTTTTTTATTGCTGAGATACGCGACCTCCTGCCCGTCCTGCCAGAAGCTCACCCGGTCCGGCGTCACCGTCACCAGCTCGTTCTTCGTCCGGTCGATGACCCGTTCGCCGCCGTCCGTCACCGTCGTCTCGATGTTCCCCACGCCCACGCCGTAGACCGGCACAGCGTCCTTGTAGTACAGCAGCCCCGTCTTGATGTACTGCTTCGAATTGACGGAAAACTGGTTGTTGACGCCCGCCGTGTAGTCATACAGCTGCTTGATGCCGACCGAGTTTCCCTCGATCGTCAGCTGCGTCTTCTCGAGATACTTGCCGAAGTCCGAGATGGCCACATAGCTGCCGGACAGCTTCGTCGACCACGTCTCCGAATTCGCCGCCGCGAAGTCCGCCGTCTTGATGATGAGGGACTTTAAAGCCGCGTATCCCGAAAGCGTTGTCTTCTTCTCCGCCTCGGACAAACTGTCCGCGTCGATGGCCTGTGAGATCTCCGTCAGCGTCGCCTTCGCCGACCAGTCCGCCAGATTCAGCTGCTCCGTCACGCTGCACAGATACCGCCGCATGCTCTCCAGCTGCTCCTGCGTCGTCTTCCCCGCGATCGACGGGTATGCAAGTGTTAAAGATCCCATTATGCGTCACTCCCTGCCTCTAAAACCCGCGCCAGACTGAACAGCTTCATCTCGCCCTTCCCCGTCAGCCGGAACTTCAGGTGGTCGCACCGCGCCGGGCGGATGGGCAGCAGGAAGGTCCTGAGGCCTCGCCCCTCGATATGCCCGCAGTGCCGCCAGACTCCATCGGAATCGTACTGCACCCAGAAGTCGACCGAGGAACCCTTCGGCAGCTGCATCCGCAGGTTGATCCGGGACACATACTTCTTCCCGACCAGCCCATACGTCATGATCCCCGTCTCCGCCATCCACTGCACACTGTCTTCCAGCGTCCCGACCGAGCCATAGACAGTCCTGAGCGTTCCATCCTCAAGGAAGTACAGCTCATCGTCCACCCGGGCAAAAGCTTCCGCGTGCGTCGCGTCCTCCCGGTGCCACAGGCCCTTTCGCGTGTCGTAGACGAACAACGACCAGTTATGACCTTCATCCTCCATGCTGATGAAGTACTTCCCTCTGGCGCCGCCGGCCACGGCGTTGTAATACAGCTTCGTCCCGAAGCAGCTGCCGATCTCCTGCGGCAGACTCCCGTCGTACACGCAAACGCCCATGCGCGATTTGTAATACAGCCGGTCATCCACCACGACCAGGCTCTTGGCAGACCCATTCTGCACGCCCGCGCATTTCTGCACGACCACCTGATGCGCCCCCGTCACCGACGGATACACCCGGTGGAAGCAGTCCTCCTTGAAGAAGATCGGGCTGTCCGCCAGCGTCGCCGCGCCGGTCCACTTCCCGTCCGTGCCGCAGCTCGCGCGCCATGAATCCGTCGACACGCCCTGGTAGCACTCCCAGTTCTTAAAATCGCCCAGCTTGCAGCAGTAAATTTCGTTCACGGTCTCGCCGTCCGCCACACCGTACTTGCAGCCCCACAGCCGGTTCCCGCTCTCGGTGATGAAGTCCATGCTTGGGACCTTCCGCGCCGTCTTTACCGTCCCGCTCGTCACCTTCGTCGTCTCGTCGACGAGGCCGACGATCACGAGGTAGCTCTCGCCCACGTCGTAGAGGATCTGGCTGCCGTTGAGCTTCTCGACCTGCTCGTTTCCGGTCAGCCCCGAAAGCCGGATGCCGTCGTATTGCTGAAAGCCCTTCCCGATGCCGTTCGCGGAAAGCTTCAGATACACCGTCGGCACGGATACCCACTGGCTCGTCGCCTCCGCCCACTGCTTGAGCGTGTGGAGCTTGCCGGACGTATCCAGCCAGTACTGCCCGTTTGACGGACTTTCCGGCTGGCTGGCTTGCTTATAGCTCACCGTCAGCGCCGTCCCGTCGACAAGACACAGGGAAATGTCAATGTTCGTGCTTGCCGCGTTGACGGTGTTCTCCTGTCCCATGTATCCGTTGTCGGAATACTTCTCGGTGTTGAAGTAGATCCCGTCCGGGAAGATGCACAGGTACGCGCCCATGGAAATGAGCTGCTTTTCCCCCGCCGAGATCGACACGGACGGCATATACGCCTCCATCGAAGCGCCGTTGATATAAAGCACCTGGTTCTGCACCCAGCACAGCGCATCCTTCGCCAGAATGCCCTGCACCCCCTCGATCGCCTGTGCCGCCCCCCGCCTTGGCCGCGGGGAAAGAAGCGGATACTCGTCCGCCGACAGATTCTCCATGTCATAAAACTCCCCGTCCGCCAGTTCGAGGTTGTGGTTGTATCCGAGAAAGACCTCCGTCATCATGGTCTGCTTCTCAGTCTCCGTCAGTTGTGGTGCCAGCATGGCCTTACCTCCGTTTCATCATGTCCAGCGGATCAAAAAGGATCCGCTGCTCTTTCACAGCCCGGATCGGCTTGATCGGCCGCGACATGCAGAAATATCGCCATTCGTCCGCGACGTGGTCTTCCATCGTCGTATCCAGGTCCTCTACCTTATGCTCGTCGTAGATGAGCAGCGGGATCGTCCGGATGAACGCCCTGCAGGTGTTGAAGACATACATCCTCGGATATCCGTCCTCGTCAAACTGCAGCCGGTAGTGGCACTGCATCCACCCCGCGATCCGCTCGTTGTCGCCCTTCGTGAAATATACGCCGTACCGCGCTGCGGTATCTGCGATCGACTCGCCGCGTGACGCGTCCCAGATCGCCGGATCTGCCACGCCAAGGATGTTCTTCCCCTTCAACCAAGGGTGCTGTGTCTCTGTTTTGTGGATCTCCGAGAACTGTTGATCCGGCGTCCACTTGACGCCCTCGTTCGGCGTCCGCGTGCAGCCGTACAGCTCCATGATCCGGTAAATCGTCCCGTCATAGTCAACTGCCCACCATGCGCAGGAGAACGGCTTCCCGTAGCCGAAGTCATAGCTCCGGCAGATCGTCCACCCATCCGGGATCTCAAACGGTTCAATGACATGCGTCCAGCGCCGGTCCTTGTAATGCTCCGGCACGTCCCGGAAGTCCTCGAAGAACTGTCCCTCATAGACGTCCCAGCGTCCGTCCTTCCACGCTGCCCGCAGCGTCGGCGGCAGATTCTCCAGTTCTCGCAGGTAGTCAGGCTGCGTATCCATGAGGGCCTTGTTGTCCTCTACCTTTGCCTGAATGAAGAAATAGTCATCCGGGTCTTCATCGGGATTGAAATTCCGATCGACGAAGACACGCTTGAAGTATGCGTGCCCCGGCCCGCCGGGGTTCAGCGTGTAATACGTCCGCTTTGGAAATCCATTCGTTCCGCGCACGCAGAGATTGATCTTGCGGATCCAGCTCTCCTGCAGCTGCCCGGCCTCGTCGATGAACACCACGTCATATTCCGCGCCCTGATACTGCCCCAGGTCCCCTTCGTTTGCGCAGTACCCGAAAGAGATCGTCGACCCGTTCGGGAAGCGAAACATTTTGTCCGACCGGTTGTATTTTGCGAACCCGGCCAGCTCCGCTGTCAGCTGCTCGATGTGGTTATTTTGCAGCTCCTTGTATGTCTTTCGGACGATCAGGATCTTAATGCCCGGATACCGGAACGCCAGCAGCTTCGACTTTGTCCGCACGGCCCAGCTCTTTCCGCCGCCGCGCGCGCCGCCATAGGCGATGTGCCGGTGTTTGTCCTTGAGGAAGAGTGTCTGCTTCGGCTGCGCCCGCCCGAGATCCAGCGTTCTCATTCGCTCGCGTCCTCCGCGTCACATTCCAGCAGCACACGCGGCGTCTGATCCTGCTTTTCGTCCCCGGCGTCTCTGCGATACCGGAACCCATACTCCAGCGCGAACTGCGCGCCCCGCTGAGAATCCCGGTCGAACAGTCTTTCGGCCGTATATTGTTCCACGCGCGTCTGCGCGCGCGAAATCGTGTCCATAAATTCTTTCCTGGCCTTGTAGTTGTACAGGCTCTGCCTGCTGGAAAAGCCCAGCGCCAGCGCAAGCCCCGGGATCGTCGGCGGCTTCCGCCCCACCCAGACCGGAGTCCCATCTTTTTGGTTGAAAACGATGCGCCCGTCCTCATCCCGCAGGATCTCTCCCTTGCAGCTCTCAAAATACGCCTCGATCATTCCTTCGATCTGCTCCACGGATTCATACTTCGGTTTCCTCGCCATGGCTCACGCCTCCCTTCTGCTTTTCAGCATAGCGTATCCGGAAAATCTTTTCACCCCACGCACGCAGAATGAGCGCATACGGTGTTCCGCATGCGCTTCGGCTCTCATTCTGTTCTTTCGTAGTATCGGAGCTTCGCCGCCGCGATGCTGCACCGCACGTAGTCAAAGCTGGCGCAGTATCGCGTGATGTAGTCTGACGTCTCCCGCCGCTCAGGAAATGCGAGCACGCATTCTCCCTCGCAGCGTATCGTCTTTTTCCCGGCTGCCTGCCAGAATGGGCAGATATACTCCCTGTGCCAGTAGTCGCTCGTCTCTATCACCCTTTCGTCATAAAACTCAACACATTTACAAGGCTTAAAGAAGGCGGCTCCCGTTCCGCTTATGTGTCTCGTTTTTTGGATCCCATACATATTTGAAATATAGGAATCCATACTGCGTGGCTCTGGACTCGACGAGGATGTAGCCGCGCGGGGCGACTGGCGGGCGCGTCGGGCTGTAGTCCCGGACCGCCTCGGTCGCGGGCTCCGGCTCCGGCCGGACGCAGCTGCGGCTGGCCTTGTACCGGTGGCCTCCGAACTCCTTGCGCCAGTGGCCGTGCAGGTAGTTGGCCAGCGCCGTGTAGTCCTGCCCGTGGTCGACCTTATTTCCGTTCTCATCCAGATAGTAGTTGTGCTTCCGCAGTGGCTTGCAGTCGATGACGCTGCCGAGGCCCCAGAGCTGGCCCAGCGCATCGGCAGGAATGCCGTCCGTGATCAGGTGCAGGTGGAAGCGGTTGGTCGATTTGCCCCGGCCGTAGACGATGACGATCTTGGCCTCCGGATACCGGTAGACCATGCGGCGGTAGAACTTATCCCGGATCCTGCGCATCTCCTGCGCGGTATGTACCTCATGCTCTGGATCGAGCGTGAGCGTGGAGTAATAACTGGTCGGAGAGAAGTTGGCGTTGACGAGCGCCGCGAACTTCGCGGCTGAGACTCTGGTGTTGAATTCTTCGCGTTCTTCCTGCGACTGGAACCGTGGCTTCTTCGGCCGGCTGGTCTTCGGATCCGTGCCGCCCGCCACCGTGTACACGATCTGCTCGCAGACCCTCCCGGAAAACTTCCGGCGCTTGTGTCGCTTTACCATAGCTCCTCCTGCCTCTGTTTATTTCCCGAGGCTCGCAATGATGCCCTTTTCACGTTCAGACAGCTCCCAGACGTGCGCGGCGGCTTTCTCGGCTGCGGCTTTCTCGGCTGCGGCTTTCTCGGCTGCGGCTTTCTCGGCTGCGGCTTTTTCGGCTGCGGCTTTCTCGGATAGCAGTAGACCTCCGCCGAAAATCGTTTTCCCCATCGGGCGCTGGCTGTCCAGCTTCGCAATCTGTGTGCAGTCCTCGCGCTTAACCGCAAACTCTACACCGTAGTGCGCATATTTCTGCAGCATGGCTGGCGTCAGCACATGGTCCGGATATGTATATTTCGGCAACTCCTGTTTCGTCTGCGACTTTATCTGCCGCATCGCCCGCTCGACTTCCCTTCTGAGTGATGGGGCGGTCTGCGCGATGTTTCCTCCGAAACTTGTTACAAACGCCGTGCGAACGACTGCGCCATTTTCATACGTGATGTCTGCATCGCAAATGATATGGTTCATCCTCAGCACAACTGATCGGCCGTTGAACGCCGTGAGCGATGGCGCAAAAAGAAAGAACGCAATCCCTCTGTCTATGTAGAATTCGCAGATTTTTGAAAGAATCGAAAAAGGCGGGTTGTCCAGCACGACGCAGCCGTCCGGATAGTCAAAACGCTCATAGTCCCCACCCGGATAGAATGGCCGCACGATGCATGCCGGGTCAATCCCATATTCACTGCACGCCCAATCCCGGATCGCCTCATAAACAAGCGGTGGCGTGTAGCAGTCGTCCGTTGTCTTTTTGGGTTTGAATTTCTCCGTGAACGCATCGTATTCCGGGTTGTCGTCGAATAAGCATCCCTGTTCCCATTGCATGCTGTAGCCCTCCTTTGTTTTTTCTGCCCGCTCAAAGCGTGGCCGGAAATTCCGGCCATGCGTTCAGCGGTCAGTTTCCTCGCGTATTTTCATTTCTGTGTATTCTGTTGGCGTTATCGGCGGAAATCCGAACGCTGCCCTAATCTCGTTCGGGGTGTTCTTGCGCCAGACCTCCTCTTCTTGTTTGATGCTTTTCCAGGCTGCGGCGTCCAGTGTCTCGAGCACTACTTCTGCCTGACGTTTCAGGCTCCGCAGTTTGAAAAACACCAGCACGCCCAGCGCGATCCACTCCAGTGCGGCAGCAAGGTTCAGAATTTCAATCAACACGGTTGTCACCTTCGTTCCTCTCTGGCTTTCTCGATCCGCATTTCCATTTGATACTCCCTTCAAATTGTGATGATCTCCCGCCTCGACTGGCGGGTAAATTTGCGTTCCGGGCAGAAGCGGCATTCGGTGCAGCTCCAGGCGCCGCGGTAGTTGTTGCGCGTCGGGCAGAGTGGGTTGTAACAGATCCCGGAGCCTGCCCGCTGCGGGCCGCGGCCGATTTTTTTCTTCTTCGGTTCGGCTTTTGGCTTTTTGGCTGGATCCCTCTTGGTGGCGAGCGTGGCCGCGCGTTCTTTCCGGAAGCAGCCGCAGCTTTTTGCATGCCCGTTCCGGAGATATCTGCCATCCTTGCTGCAGACGGTCCCGCATTTACACCGGCAGATCCAGTGTGCCGTGTCTCCTTTTTTGCTGGTATCCCGCCCGATGACGTGCAAATATCCAAAATCCGTGCCCGTCAGATCGACTACGTGTGACATTTCCATTCTCCTTTCGTCAGGGGCCGGTCTCCCGGCCCCTATGCAGGGCGGGCTCGCACCGCCTGCGCCTGCGCGTCCCCCTGTCGCCGCAGGCGAGCTGCCCTTGTCTGCTCAGACAGCTTCACATAAGTAGGTAACACGATGCCGCCGGGCGATCCCGACACCCGGCGTGGGGTAACGTTGACGGTTTCCATCCGCGCGCACGTTCCACACGCGCTTTTTATCCCCGGCCCGCGGGCTTGAGGTGTCGCGGGCCGGGTGCAGAGCCGGGGTGATCCTTCCGCAGCCGTCTCATGGCGGAGCGGCCGCGGCATAAGTCCGAAAAAATATGGTTCCCCGGCTGATTGCTGGTCTTAGTCCTCGGGCTGGCTGATGTCCTTGTGCCGCAGCCCGTCGGCGTTCTCGGTCAGCGGCAGCGCCTGCCGCCGCGCGTGCTCATCCGGGTTCCAGCCGCACCTCGCGCAAAGATCCGGCGCGAGCTTTGCATACGGGCAGGCATTGCCCTGCTTCGGCAGCCCGCATGCCTCGCGCGGGCTGCTCTCGTTTTTTTCTGGCACGTTAGACCTCCTGGATCTCGATCCCGAATTTGGACCGCATGAATTTGCGGTTCCGCAGATACTCCTTTGTCCGCGTCTGCTTTGTCTTCACATCTTCGACGACGAGCTTGCCGCCGAATTTGTACGAAAAGTCCGCCGTGTACCGCACTGCGCGAATGCGCTCACCGGCCTCGGTGATGTAGCTCTCCTGCAGCGTGAATTGCGGCTGCAGGCGCAGATCGGAGATAATGCCAGCCCGCAGCATCACCATCAGCTCGTCATAGCGCCGGGCTTCCTTCTGGCTGTCGAAGCGCAGCTGCCCGCGCGTATCCTTCCGGCTGCCGTACTTCGTCTTTCCATGGCTCCCCTTGTGAAGTGGCGCTGGCGCCGCAGCGCCTGAAAGGTCGATCTGCTGCCGTGCATACAGCTCCCTCATCCTCGGCGGCATGTCCGCCATGGATTCAAACCGCAGGCCGCTCATTCCGCCACGCCTCCCGTATTTGTCTGATATTCTCCGTATCTGCAAAAATCATCCGGGCTTACGTTGAGGATATCATGCAGCGAGCACCAGGTTCCTCCCTGTTGTTCCCCGGTGTAATAATTAACGGTTCTCCTCCCATATTTATACGTTGCACACCGCACCACCTCCGCAACGTCGGCGGCGGGCTGACGCAGCAGGAGCGTTTTCACCCGCTGCGGTGTCCAGCGCGGATTTTCCGCGTTGCTGGCTTCAAAATCTTTCAGCGCCGCTTCGCGGCTGATGTATTTGTCAGGCATCGTTCACCTCCACACCTGCGTTATCCAGTATATCTTCAAGCAGCATCTCGTTGTCGTCGCCTACGTATTCACCGCGTTCATCAAAATACTGGTATGTGGTATATTCCCTTGCCTCGATTCCGGCGATCCGCCGCAGTACCTCGTTGTATTTATCGAGTCCTCTTTCCTCCGCGTCCATTATCTCCTGCAGTTGTGCGCTTGTTATGTACTTAGCCATCTTTTCTTCCCTCCATCGCCCGCTCGGTGGCTGCGCTCACAATGGTGCCATTCTTAACTCCTTCCTCAAACGCTCTTTGTGTCATGAGGTATATATTCCCTTTGTTTACATACGCGACCGCGAAGTGCACCCTTTCCATGAGATAGGTGCTTCCCGGCAGTATCTTATTGATCATATCGGCTCCCGGTTTGCACGGCAGGACCGAGACACGCCCGTCCTTGTCGGCCTCGGCAAGCTCTACGAGCCTGCTGATTGGCGTATTGTTGAGCGTTTCGAGATCAACCATGTGCTTTGCACATAGCGCAAGCTTAACCGTTTCCACTGCTTCCGGTTCAAGCCCCGTGTCCTCGTAGGCTTTCAGCCGTCCGTACAGATCGCGGGCCATCTTGCGGAAAATATCCTTGCCAAAGCCGTTGCTCGTTGGGCCGTTGATCATCACGTTGAGCGTGCTGTCCCGGTTCTGCTTCCAGTCGATTTCCTTGCCGCCGATCGCGGCGTGCAGAAATCGGTCGGTGCCCGGGTCTACGTTGATATTAGGACTTGTCAGTCGTTCCATGTCTCTTCCTCCACATACCGCCAGCTCTGCGGCGGGCGGGTGATCAAACTTAGCTCAAAGCCGTCTTTTGTTGTCCGCAGGCCAGTAAACTCGCCCAGTTCGCGCGGGGTGTCGTAAATTTTAAGATCATCGATCTGCATGCCGTATCCGTGCTCCGTGCCCAGATACTTGTATATGTCCTCGCGGGTGAGGCAGGCATCCACCGTCGCCCATTTGGGGATCATGCAAAGCGGGTAGACCGTGCCGATCTTATTGCAAGTAAATTCCGCAACGACTTTCCCGTTGGCGGCCTCATATCCAAACGCCTCCGCCTGTTCGCGCTCATAGGCCGATTCCGCCGTAATAGCCGGCGCCCCTGCGTTGGCTTTCACCATGAGCGCCCCCTTTCCGCCTGCGGTACAGTAGATATAGCACTTAAACGGCACACCGCACTTCGGCGCGGTCTTGCGAATTTCGACCGTTTTACTCCCGTTCATGATCTTCCGAGCCCACTCAGGGCGGATGCTGATTAAAACAGCTTTATTCATGCTTGCCTCCTTCCGACGGCGCGTCCGGCAGCGGCATCCAGTGGGTGACGGTGCACGGCAAGGCCATGCACAGCCACGTCCCGGCCTCTTTGTGATAATTGCCAATATCAACGCCAAAGTACGGGCTATAAATCATGTAATTTATAAGCGTATTGTCTTCTTCGTTTTTCCACGCCTCCGGCGGCCCATCCTCCACGCTGATCCACCGCGGCCCCTTCTCCCGCAGCGCCGCGTTCTCGGCGGTCAGGCGCTCGATCATGGTTATAGCTTCATCCGCCAGCCGCTCCGTGCAACGCACATACTTCATTTGTGGACAAAGCCCGCAACCCTTCTCTATATGCGTCGCGCAGATACGCAGCGCCTGCACGATTTCCTTGTCTGTCATATATCCTCCATTCCTTCAAGAACCATTTGTCCCGGCAAAACGCCGTCCTCCATCCACCAGTGCATCACGTCCTCACCTGTTTGCCAGTCGTTCGAGGACTCCCGCTTCTTCCGTTCGTTGAGCATCCGGCCGAACGCACGGATATATGCGGCTTTAATCTTTGGGTACCGTGCAAACTCCGTGATTCTGTGTTTGCCAGCCATCGGGCAGCCAATGCACCCCACGCGCTTCCATCCGCATTCATACAGCGGATTCATGCAGATCTTTTCGGCAGAAGCGTAGTCTAACACATCAGATTCCGTCCAGTCGATGATTGGGTTTACCGTCCGTCGAGCTTTCAGCTGGCAGTTTTCCAGGAGCATTCTCCGCTCGTCGTTGTCGTCCATCAGGATAATTCGCTTGTCTTTGTCCTTGTGGCTAGTTTCCATAACGCCGTGTGATTGCTTCCGCCTCGCAGACTCTGCCCACCGGACTCCCGTCGCAATAAAACGTCCTTTTCCGCCGGTTTCCTTCAGTTCCCTGCAACAATATCTGTTGATTCTTGTCGGTGGCACGGAATTACGCGGGATCAGGTTCCACATCGTCACATTCCCGCCGTCCGGCGTCCGGTGGGTATCGATGGTGCATTTTACGCCTGCCAGCTCCAAGCGGCGGAAGGTATCCCGCACGTGCCAGACGGTCTCCGGCGCGTCCGCCGTGGTCAGCGAATGCAGCACTTCATACGGGATACCAGATTTCCCAGCCAGATGCAAAAGCACGTCTGAATCCTTGCCGCCCGAGTACGTGACCACCAGCGGCTGCTTGTACAGGCGCAGGCTCATATCCGAGGCCATTTTCAGCCGCTCAATCGCGGTTTGCTCTAAGTCCATTGCCGTCCTCCCTCCCCGGCGTAAGCTTGGCCAGCATGATCTGCCCCAGATCCGCAACGTAGACCAGCCGCCCGCGGCTGTACACCATCAGCTTGTCGCCCTGGATCTCCATTCGGTCTGCCTCGATGTTCGTGATATCCTGGCAGGCGTCACACACAAACCTCATACCAGCGCCCCCGGCCGGGTGTCCGGCGTGTAGTGGAGCTTGGTCGCACGGGCGTTCTGATGGTACTCCGGGCGGGTGAATTTATAGCCCCAGTGCTTGGCGGCGGTGAAAAGGGCCGCATAGCCGTCCTCGGCGCGGACGGTCACTTTCTGGTCTCCATATGTAACGGAAAAGTGGTTCTGCCCGGTGTATCCAGCCTGTGCGATCACGGCGGGGCGCCGCGGTGCCCGCTCGCCGGGGTAGTCGATGCTATTTCGCAATGTGTTTGCGCCTCCTTATCTGGTTGTCGGCATGGACCATCTGCTTTCCCGCTGCAAGATCGGGCTGCAGACTGTCCCTGTCTCGGTGGTTGACCTCGTAGATGTGGTTCCGAATGCTCTCGTAGAGCGTCCAGGTGCAGCACCCGGCGCGGCATGTGCCGCTTCGGTCCGGGCAGTTCCGGCCGCAGGGCGGTGGGATGGGCCGCATGCGCGGCGCAAAATAATTCACTCCGCTTCCTCCTGTACGTGCTGCAGCCATGCCGCGAGCGTTTGCAGCGCTGACTCGCGCTGCAGCAGGTCTTCGACTGTGTCCCGGTCGACGCGCGGCATGCTCTGCAGGATCTCCCGGTCATTGGCGCAGTCATCGGCAAAGGCCAGGACGGCGTCGATGATGTCGGCCAGCTGATCCGGCCGCAGCTCGACGATGATCTTGGACTCGTCCTTCACCGGCTTCACAGGATCCCGTAGGTCGTCAGGCCCAGCGCGATCGCGCCGGTCGCGACGCATGCGTCGGTCATCTCTGCGTACCCGGCGATCACCGCCAGCACAAAGGCCGCGCCGCCCAGCCACACGCAGCAGGTCTTCGCCACCCGCCGCATGGCCTCCCGGTACCGCAGCTCCTCCAGCAGCCGCTCCTGCCGCTCCCTGGTCTCTTCCTCCGGCTCATACCCGAGCCGCTCTGCAAGATTGGTTCTCATCGTTCTTCTCCTTTTCTCTCGTTTAAAACTGCCGCAGCTCATGCAGCAGCGCAGTCAGGACCGTGATTGCGTTGCACGTTTCTGCCTTTCCGGCAGGCGATCCGCCGTTCTGGGCCAGCAGCTGCAACTGCTGTTCCAGTGCGGCGATCGTTTTTTTCTCGATCTCATCCACCCAGCGCACCCCCTTCCAGATCCAGAATCTTCTCGATCGCAGCCTTGACCTGCTTGCCCTTCCGGGCTCCATTCAGTATCTTGCTGAGATATGTCTTGTCGCAGGGGATCCCTGTCCCCTCAACCTGCGCGGCCAGCCAGTCCTGCGTCTTGTCCAGATCGATCAGCCGCTTGCGCACGGTCTTCCCGAAATTTGTCATGCTGTCTCCTTCTTCGCTTCCTGCATCCGCCTGACGAGCCGCGCCAGACGGGCGTTTTGCGTCACGAGCTTCTGCGCGTCCAGGTCCAGCCCCTTGCGCTTGAGCCCGCCGATGATCTGCGCCGCCTGGCACTCACACACCATCGCCGCTTCGATCAGATCATGCAGCTCCTGCGCATCCAGCGTCAGGGTGTAGGTCTTTACCTTCGCCATGCGTCAGCCTCCTATCTCTGTACCATCCATCGTGCCAGCTCCGTGAGCGACACCGTGTATTTGTTTCCGACGTGCCGGGCCGGGAACCGCCGGTCGGCCAGCAGCGTCCGCCGGTCGATGCCCAGCGCCGCCTGGCATTCCGTGATCCCGATGGCCGCGCGCCCCGGGAACATATCCGTCAGCAGCTCCAGCTGCGGCCGGTATCCTTCCAGCTCTCTCGGCATCCCCTCACGCCTCCTTCTTCTCGCTCTTCGGCTGCACCATAGCAGCCATGCCCTGCATAAAGATCAGCGCCTTCTCACGCATTTCTGGCGTAAGCTTGTTGATTTCCGCCGAGATCTTCTCGGCCTGCTGCTTCTGTTCCTCTGACATTGATCTCACCTCGCTTGGTTTATTCTTTACTCATACGATAGCAGTCTTTAAGACTATTGTCAAGCATTATTTTATTCTTTAAGAATATTTTTTATTGACATTTATTCTCCGCCGTGGTAACGTAGTGCCAGAAAGAAGGTGAATCTATGAACACAATCAACGAACGGATCGCGTTTCTGATTAAAGATCAAGGCTTGACGCAGGCGAAGTTTGCCGAGATGTTCCACTTTGGTCAGTCTAATGTGTCCAAGATATGCAATGGGACGGTCACACCTACCGATAGCCTGATCGACGCCATATGCACAAAGTTAAACGTCTCCCTCGCATGGCTGGAGGATGGCATCGGGGAAATGTATGTCCAGCGCAGCGCGAATGAGGAGCTGGCCCTGCTGGTCACGGATATCATGTCCGACGCAGACGATTCCTTCCGCAAGCGCTTTATCTCCCTCCTGATGGCGCTGCCGCCGGAAAAATGGAGCGAAATTGAAAATTTCGTAAAAAAATTAAACGGAGACGCTTGACCGTCTCCGTTTATTTTTGTATTCTGGTAGGGGGTGGTATTTATGGATATTCCCAAAATCGTCACATACTGCGGCTATGGTTTCATTTCTTGGTTCATCGGCAAGGTCTTGCTCGAAATCCACACAAGAAAATTCCCGGACGGCCAGCAGGAAACAACGTTCATGTGGATTCTGGATCATGTGTTGATGTGGATTTCGATTGTCTTCTTGGTTCTCGGCGCTGCCGTTAGCCTCGCCGCCCACTTCGTACATTTTGCTGAGTTTTCCCGCCACATGAACAAGTGGGAGCAAAAGGAACGAGACGCATATATGCGCGGCTATGACGACGCGAAAAACGGTCGTGCATTCCGCCTTCCACCCCAATATTAAATCACAGGAGGATAATTTATGCTCACAGGTCTTCTCCGCTCTATTGGCTTGTTGTATCTACGTCTTGCTCTTGGAAAAGATTTTGAAAAGAAGCAAGTTTCCATCGGAACATGCTGCCTTTTCACAATAATTATTATCACGTGGCTCATGGTTGTCCTATTTGCATTCGAATCTCCGTCTGTCGGTGGCATTGTAGCTTCCGTCGTCGGTCTTATTTTCTTCGTTTCTGGGCTGTTTTTTATGCGTCACATCATTCCTGATAAGCCTTCTGACGACTCTGCACATTCCGCATGATTGCCTGCCGGAACGGTTTCCCGTTCCGGCGCTTATTTTATGATGTTCTGCAGGATCCGGAGGATGATTTTCAGCTGGTCCGGCGTTGCCCGCTCGAGCAGGTTTCTGATCTGTTCCCTCGTCTTTTCCATTCCCGTCTCCATTTCTCCACAAAAACCGCGTTCATTTTTTGTTAATCTTTGCCTCTTGTTCGCGCCTCCCAAAAGTTGTAAGATATAGGTAGGCGTCGCCCGCGCCGCTGGCCGAACAACGGCGCGGGCTTTTGCTTGCGCAGGCGACCGGGAGCCGTCTGTAACTTTAGGGTAGCCTGCCCACGGTAGACTTGTAAAGATATTACAGTTGCTTTTTGCAGTCAGACGTCTTGCTTTTTTGGGGGGAATGACATGTTTTGAAGGAAAAATTATCTGATTTGTGCCGTGAGCAGAAGCAGGCGATCACTCCGCACAAAACAAACCAGGACGTCGCTGAAAATACCGACCTTTCCGTCGGCACCGTCTCCCAGTTCTTTCGCGGCGACATCAAAAATCCGTCTGTTTACACGGTCGGCCCGATCTGCCGGGAGATGGGCGTTTCTATGGATGAGTATTTCGGTATCCCGCATGATGAGCCTGCCGAGTCTTCCGAGCCTCCCGATGCTGAAAAACTCCGCGCCGAGAACGCGGCCCTTCGTGCGCAGCTTTCCCAGCATCAGAAGTCCCTGCGCATGCATCGACTTGTGACGCTCATCCTCTTGGGTATTCTTTTGCTGTGTGCCCTTGCGCTTTTGGTCGACGTTCTTATCCCATCAATCGGCTGGATCCGCACATGAATAAAACCGCCCCGGCCCATCGCCGGAGCGGTATTCTTGGAGGTTTTACGATGCCAATTCCCAAATACTATGTCCGGCCGGACGGCCTGCATGAATCCATCATCACAGTCAACGGCAAGCGCAAAGCGTTTCGCGGCAAGACGGACCGCGAGGTCTGGAATAAGATCAAGGCCTACCGCGCCGAAGCCGAGAAGCCAAAGACCGTCCCGTTCTCCGACGTCGCCCACGCCTGGTGGAACGAGATCGAGCCAACGCTTGCGCCGAATTCCCTGCGCAATTATTCCCCTGCCTATGAGCGCGCCGTCGCGCAGTTTGGCCCGGAGGATGTCGCCACGATCACAAGTAAAGAGGTTGAGACGTACATCAACCAGTTTGCCAAGACCCACGCAAAGAAGACCGTTATCACCCAGCGCCAGATCATTCGACAGATCCTGAATAAAGCCCAGCGCGAAGGTTACGTCTCTTTTAACGCTGCGCAGGCAGTTCTTCTCCCGAAGAACCTTCCGCAGAAGCGCCGCCACGCGCCGCCCGCTGATCAGATCCAGAAGATCAAGGACAACCTGAACGACGACTTCGGCCTGTTTGCCTTCCTGATCTATTATACCGGCTGCCGCCGCGGCGAGGCCGAGGGTCTGCGCTATGAGGACATCGACCGGGAGAAAGGCAGGATCTACATCCGCCGCAGCGTCTACCATACCGGCCCGACGCCCCAGATTAAGGAGCCGAAGACTGCCGCCGGCATCCGCCCCGTTCCGTTGCTCCCAGCGTTGGCCGCTGCGCTTCCGCAAAAGGAGCACGGCTATATCTTTTCCAACGACGGCGGAAAAAGTCCGCTCCCCGGCTGGTTCGTCACCGACCAATTCGACGCCTACCGCAAGCGCACCGGCGTCACCGTCTCCCCGCACGAGATTCGCCACGGCTACGCGACCGCACTCTACGAGGCCGGTGTGGACTTCAAACTCGCTCAAAAATTCCTCGGCCACGCGCAGCTCTCCACCACCATGGATATCTACACCGACATCCTCGATACCCGCATGGATAAAGTCGCCGCCCAAATGGACGCGGCCTTTTAATTGCACCTTTTTACTGTGTCGGTCACTGTGTTCATACCCGTGTATTTTCGTGCTAGGATATGCTACGTCTTGCTACCTTGCAATTCTCACAAAAGGTTTTGTTCAATCATAAATAATCCGTCTTTTAACTGCTATTCTACCAAAAAAGATAAAAAAATAAGACGCAGGAATTTAAATTCCTGCGTCTTTATCTTTGGTGGACCTGAAGAGACTCGAACTCTGAAAAAACACTGTATTTTCAATGTTAATTTGCAAACTGTGTTTATTCTGTGTCCAGTCCCTTTTCTGTGTTCTCAGCTCCTTGCGATATGCTCATAATACTCCATCAGCTTGCGCTCCGGGCCTGGGCCGTCTTTATCGATCAAAAACGCCTTTGCCAGCGCGGCGTAGAATTCCGGGCGGTTGAGTCCGAACTCTACGGCGACGGGGTAGTAGTCCGAGTACATCATGTTCATGGTCACGCCCCATGCCCAGCGCGGGACCGCTGGCGCCTGAATGCCCATGCTCTCGGCCACGGCCGTTGTCTGTTCCATCGTCCAGTGCGGGCCTGCCGTGCCGTCGGCGTTTTGCATGTTTGCTGCCCACTGCATCGCCGTTTCGCGATCAAATGTGGCCGTCTCCGGCTCGTCGTGGTCCTCGAGCTTATCCAGCCGGCACAGCAGATCTGTGACTGCTGCGGCCTGCTCGACCGTACGCATGGACACCGGGCACTCCGCGATCTCCCGCAGCGCGGCGTGGAGTTTGTCTTTATACGCCTGCATGATATCACCTCATGCGAGCTTGAGCAGCCCCGTGCAAAGCTCGATCACGGAGCCTGCGGCCGTGCTGTCGGTCGTCGCCACGAGCGTGAATGTATGATTGACGCAGCAGCAGCACCCGGACAGCTCCAGATCCGTCTCCGTGTGGATCTCCGCATTGCCGGATGCCGGCAGCGTGACGCGCTTGAGCGTGCAGGGCAGCGCGACGCCGTCCATGTACCACTGCAGGGTCAGGACGCCCGCGGCCGTCGCCGCGATGACCGCATCTGCGGCCAGATGATACAGGCCGATCTTGACCGTGTCGTAGCTCTGCGGCTCGACCTGGATGGACGAACCGGAATTGACGACCTTTGCCCCGGCCAGCGTCAGCACGTTTTCGCTGTCTGCCGCGAGCAGTTGGGGCGCGTTATTAAAATATCGGACGCATGATTTTTGATACGCCCGATTTCCATTGCCGTTATTACAAGCCATTTTCATTACTCCTTCCGTTTGGGCTTATGTGAAGGGGCATTATGCCCCGGATAGCTATATCAGGATGGGTCCGCGTTAGCCGCCGCAGCCACACGGATTGCAGGGCGGGTTCTGGTAGTACCTGCCCAGCTGGCCGAGGATGTACTGCGACTGCATATAGTCGTTGTTCGCGGCGCGGCTCTGCGCGAGCTCGTCGCGCAGACGCTGGTTCTCCTGCTGCTGCAGGAGCGTCCGGGTCGCCTCGCCCTCGGCGTGGATGGCCGTCTTGATCTCGCACGCGTTGATGCTGGCGTTGTAGTTGACGCCGTCGATCGCGCGGAGAATGTCGCAGCAGCACTTCTGCTGCGCAGAGATGCCGCTCTCCGTGACGGACTGCAAATCGCGCAGCTCGCCGAGGATGTTGTAGGCGTTGTCCTTGACGGCGCTTGTGACGTCGTACGCGCCCTGACGCGTTGCGGCCACGCCCTCGTTGTTCTGGCGCTCCAGAGCCGCAAAGTCCGTTGCACGCTGTACGTCGGCCTGCGTCGCCGGGGCACTCTCGCCGCTGCCGCCGAAGCCTCTGCCCGCGAAGAGCAGGAAGAACAGCGCGATCAGGATGACAATGCCCCATCCGCCGAAGCCATAATCCTTATCCATGGTTTTCCCTCCTTTCTGGGTGGAATGAAATTTGATAGGCGCTTTCGCGCGGTATCACTTGTCGATCTGGCCGACGAGCTCGCCGACCGTCTTGTTTTTGTTTGCCTCGAACCACGCCTCAAAGCCTGGCTGCGAGGCCAGGAAGCTAAGCACCATCTGCGGGCTCTGCCCCTGCAGCGTCGTCTTCGCTGTCTGCAGCAGACCGTTCAGCAGCTTGTTTCCCCCGCCGTTTCCGCCCATCAGGGCCATAATCGGATTTTGCATTGAGCTTTCCCTCCAGTTCTTCGATTTTCCCGGCCATGCTCTGCAGGCCGGCCGTGATCTGTTTCAGCTGCTCCTGCAGCTGGTTTGCCGCCTTTTCCTCTTCTGTCGGCTCCGGGAAGATCCGGAACCGCGCGATGGTCTTGGCCGCCATGCTGTCCGTGCGGATGTAGTACAGCAGGTTCTCGGTCTCGTGCAGCGCGAGCGCGTTGTCGTTCGGCTGCATCTGCAGGTTGTTGATGCTGGCCTCGCTGGCCACGGTCAGCACGCCGAGCTTCGGCGGCTGCGGCGGCAGCTGCGGGCCCTGCGGCCGCGGCATGGGCTGCAGCTGGATCTGCTGCGCGCCGTCCATCTCCCAGCGGCCCGTGTACGGGTTGTACGCCATGCGGTATCGCCCCTTTCTGCTACCATTCTAGCGCTTCCCCGTCCCCGCTGTGGGACATTTGTGTACCATTTGTGTACCATTTGTGGGACATGCGGGCATAGAGAAAGCGCCATGAGCCGTGGCTCATGGCGCTTTCTCTTTGTCCGTTTTCCCTACCAGGCGGCGGGCGGTGTTGTAGATGTGGGGCAGGCGGCGGGAGATGGTTTTGCGGTCGACGCCGATCTCGGCGGCGGCGTCCATCTGTGGGAGCCTGCCCACGATATAAAGCCTGATGATCTGGCGGTCGATCAGGTCACAGATCCCCTCGTCAGCGACGTGCTCCCAGTCCCTGCGCGTCAGATGTTCCAGCCCCTTCGGCAGGGCCAAGCGCGCAGTGATTTGTCCATCGCCCCCTTCGTGCCCGCCGCCCGGCGGGTCAGCGGTCGAAGACGCCGGTGCGGTCCAGGATGACGAGCATGCGGACGTTGTCCTCGCTCAGATCGAGCGTCAGGTCTTCGCCCGTGCCGCCCTTTCCTTTAAGCAGGCCCTTCTCCACCAGTTTGTCCAGCGTCTGGCGGTATGTCTGGTTTGTAACGTCTTTCAGTTTTTCGTACCTCACTTCTTCTGCCTCCTCGAGAAGATCCTTGAATTTTGCCCATGCGGCTTCGTCGATCATCGGCGCGGGGCACTGTTTCAGACTCACGTCGTAGTGCCGAATGGCATACTTGACGTTCGGCAGCTGCTTTTTCATCTGTGCGTACAGCTCCGCCGCGTGACGTTGCGTTTCCTCCGGGATGTAATAACGCTTGTTCCCGTCGGTATGGCTCACCATTTCGATGGATACCGAGTTGTAATTGTTGACGAGCTTGCCATACGGGCCCTTATTGCCGTCTCCGACAGACCATGCTACGGTATCCAACGGGACGCACTCAAATGCAGTCTTGCCCTCGTCCACAACATAGTGTGCCGAAGCCTTGCGGCCCTCGCTGCCGCTCTCGAAATATCGGGCGTTCCCCTTGGCCGTCGCCATCTTGCCGACATTCGCCGTGTAGTGGAAGACGATTGCCTGAATGGCGGCAAGACTGCGCTTGCCGCCGTGCCACTTCGCCCGGATGGAGCTGTCGATCTCCATCATTCTTCCTTGACCTCCGGCAGGCCCGCAATGCTCGTCAGCAGGGACAAAATGCCCGCCAGCGCCGAGGCCGAGGCGACGACGATCCAGTTGACTTCGGACAGGATCGCGCTCGTGCCGATAGTTGCTACCGCCGTCTGTGCGACAGTCTTGATCGCGCGGATGCCCGCGGCTTTCCACCATTTTGCGTTCATATGTATTCTCCTTTCAGGTTTTACGCCTCCCGGCGAAGATTATAAGATTTTTCCCAGCACCCAGCCGATGATGCCGGTGACGAGCGCGGTCGCGGCGATCTTGACCAGCGCGTCCCAGTGCTTGGCCGGGCGCTGCGTGAGGTTGTTGACGCTCGTCTGCATGCCGTCGATCTTGTCGTCGAGCGTTTTCATATGCTCGGCCATGACGGCGACAGCCTCTGCCAGCTTGGCCACGGCGTCGGTCTTCTTCTCGAGATCCTTGATCCGGCCGGTATTCCGGTCGACGTTGCCGCGGATCTCCGCGACGGCAACGTTCAGATCCTGCAGGTCCATCCGTTATGCTCCTTCCTCCGTGATTTTCTTCCACCCGTCCGGGTTGACGGACGGGGTGTAGACGTTGGCGGCGAGCAGGGACTCGTAGAGCTCGTCCTGCCACCAGCCGCGCTCTCCCTTGGCGAAGGCAAGGGTCGCGGTGATGGTCTCGGGGATGAGGCGGTAGCCCTGCTTGTACTGGATATCCTCCCAAAGGTTCGGGGCTGCGTCCGGGGTATTTTCGGCCGTGTCCCAGAGGTCGACGGCTGCGCGCTTGATGCTGCCCTGCCAGCAGATGCGCGTGCCGGACTTGACGAGACTGCCGTCGCCCGTCAGCTGCGGGAACAGCTCCGGGGCCTCGGACGCGTCCTTGTCGGGCAGGCTGGCCGCGGCCGTCACGATGGCGGCGCGCAGGGTCTGCGCTCTGCTCTCGCCGATGGCGGTATAGACGGGCATGCCCATGAGGGTGGCGGCAGTGTGCTGGGCGGCGGCTTTTTCGGCCTCTGCCCGCTCTAGGGGCATGGGCTTGCCCATTTTGACGGTGATGGTGCCGTCGCGGTTGTCGGTGACGGGACCGGCGAGGGTGAAGTCCGCGTAGTCGTCCATGTAGCGGTCCTCAACGGTCTCGGTCGTCGACTTGACGGTTCCGTCCTCGTTCATCTGGACGTTGCCCTCTGCGTCCAGCACAGGGACGGCCGTGGTGTAGCGGTGGATCATGCCCCAGACGGCGCCGTCGCAGAACAGCGCCAGCGGGTCTGCAACCGCGCTCTTGTCGATGGTGACGGCGCGGCTCTCGCGCCCGCCCCAGTCGGCGTCGCGCATGCGGCCGGCGGCCGGCCGCGTCTCGATCTCCTGCCCGCCTATCGTGATGTACCAGGTGTCCATAAGTTCCTCCTGTCTATTGCTGCACGGCATTGGCCTGCAGCCATGCTAATAGTGCTCCTGTTGGTGGCTCGTCAAAGGTCACTGTCCGGAACGCTTCTTGCGTCCAGTTTCCGTTGAAACACGCATACCACGTTCCTTCCGTTTTGCTGTTGTAAGTGTTTGATGGCGTAGGATGTGCCGTCTTTCAAAATGTGGTGTGTGCCCATGTGGGTCCTCCTTTATGCTGCAAGGGTGTAGGTGCCGTCGGCGTTCTGTGCGAGTCCTAATGTTCCTGGGAGAGTGAAAGCGGGGCGGGAGCCGCGAGGACTGTAACATCTGCCGTCGTCGACATCGCCATTGGTGCTCAGGTAGCACACGAAGTCGGTTTTGCCCACGTGCGGGGTGCGCGTCCACTGGATATACGCAGAGCCGTTGCGATATGCAATCTGCAGCGTGCTTGCAATCGGCAGCGCAGATCCCTCCGTGTTTGCGTAGTAGTAGGATTTGCCCAGCTCGGTAAGGGAAAGCTGGAACACTGCACGCTGGAGCGTGGTCACGGTGTTATTGCCGTTTCCGGGGGTGTAGTAGAATTTTGTCGTGCCGATTGCGGCCTGAATATCAGCATCCAGCAACTTGAGGTAGGTGTTGCAGAGCCAAGAATCCAAGGAACTGTTGGCATAGGTGTTGTTGCTGCTACTGAAGGCGCGCATATCATAGCAATCCTTCCGTACCATCAGCGTCCGCCCAGCCCCGTTGAGGCCGCTTTCGTAGTCGTGCTTGGCGATATAAAACGGCACGGGGCTGCCGGATTCGTTCAGGTACAGGATCGCGCCGGGGGTGATGGTGTTCAGGGGAATGCCTTTGGCAAACGGGATGGTGAACGCCGTTCCGCCGATGAGGGTCTTCCCGGCTTTGCAGTCGTAGCCTGTGCCACCGATCAGATCCCGGCCACCAGTCACGGAATAGGCCGTGCCGGAGATCAATGTTTTGTGC